CCATACCGTAGGACGCCGACGATTACGTTGGCTATCTGCCTACCAGTTAGTTTACGTTATTAAGATTGGCCTGAGAAACCAATCAAGATAATTTAAACTAGCAAGTGAGTAATGCAACAGCTTAACAGGCTAACCTGCATTAACACTAAAGACTCGGCTTACTTGATGAAAGTAAGTCTTTAAGTAGATTGAAAGGAGGTGTATACATGGTCATTATTGACAGAGTTCCTGCGGATAACTTGCAGGAGAAGATTCAAACCATCAAAGATTCCGGCCGCCGGATTCTTTCGATTGCAATTTCACAATTCAAGAAGGACTCGACTCGTTCTCTTGAATACACCGTGACCGAATTCGTTGTAGTCTCTCAGTAAGAGATTGCAATTAGTTTCTGACAGCTTCTAATCAAAAAGCTGTCTCTTTACTCAAATCCTTTCAATTTCGAGAGGATTTGAACGAGGAGTGTACTATGAATCGTATTTTGACCATTCAGGATACCGCTCAGAACATCGAGCATATCCGAATGTTTATCCTGGAGAATTCTCTCTCCGTTCATTTCAATGTTGAGGATGACTCAACTATTGTTATCTCTACAACTGGAGATATCAGTGATGTTCTGAGTCAGATTCTCTCTTACCAGAGGTCACTCTACACTATCTCAGTGTAGAATCTCAAGAGTTTCTGATAGCTTCTCTAAAAAGCTATCTCTTTATTTAAACTCTAGTGACAGTAGAGTTTAATTGAGGAGTTAAAGTGAAGTCAAGTATTCGATTCGTTCTAGTTCTCATCTTGCTTTACTTGGTTTTCGGAACTCATGTATTTGATTTCCTCTTACATGAACCCGGAAGTCATGATTTGTGTGTTTTCTATTTAGGAGAGTAGTTAATGTTAGGTAATCCCTACCTTGATGCCTTTCTTAAGGTTCAAGGACAAATGGAATCTAGGTATTTTAATCTAACTAGATTCACTAGCCGCTCCGAATTGACCACTGAATACGCTTGGTCTATTCCTTCTAAGGAAGCTATTGATTGTATCTGTAAGTATTCTCCTATCATTGAAGTAGGAGCAGGAACCGGATACTGGGCTTCTCTAATCAATTCAGCAGGTGCAAAGATTCATTGTTATGATATCAATCCACCTGGAATCACTCCGAATGATTACAGTCATCAGAAACAGTATTATCCTATTCAACCTGTTCAATGGTTGAAATGGGAAAAGACTCGTAATTCAACTCTATTTCTTTGCTGGCCGCCCTACGACGATAACATGGCTATTGATTGCCTAAAGAAATATCGAGGCGATACTCTAATCTATATCGGAGAAGGTCATTATGGATGCACAGCTAATGATGCTTTCCATAATGAATTAGACAAGAATTGGATTGAACTCGAAGGAGTCAATCTATTTCAATGGGATGGTATTCATGACCATCTTACTATCTATAGGAGAAAGTAATGTGCGATGTATGCAAATGTCGATGGGCTAAACCGACGCGGCCGAATTACCTTCATGGTTCATTCATGGGTAATCTTTGTCTCGAATGTAGTATTTGGTTTCGAGACTTTATCGTTTCTCTAAACGGAGAAGTAAAGTGAATTACTGGAGATTGACGAAGCATCGAGAACCAGACAAGTCTTTCATTCTAGGAATTACAATTGACCTTGCATCTGATAAATGTATTGAGTCAATCTATAGCTTGCATCTTGGTTTTTGGTCGATAACTCTAACACGATGGATTGGAGTAGTAAATGAAGAACATTTCTAATCTTCACATCATGCAAGATGCAGAACAACGTCGTTCAATGATTAACACATACTACAAAGAAGGAATGAAAAGAGGTCTTTGGTATGGTTGTTTCATTGGCATTCTAATCGGAGTCTTAATTGGATTGAATGTATAATGAAACGAGAAGTCAGAGAGTTCGAGATATTCTGTAAAGGATGCCAAACTATTACATACCTAGATAAGAAACTTCCATCAGGTATGTATAACTTAGTAATTCAAAAGTACGGAAAGACAGTCATTGTAAGGTTCGCCTTTGATGAGTGTCCTTTTTGCATTTTTGAAGAAGATTTAATCTTTCAAGGAAAGAAATGGATTCAAAGGGATTGATTAGAAAGACTTGGGAACAACCAGTTCTTAGAAAGCATGTTCATTTGATTATTGATAATCAGAATAGAAAATGTCATGCTTTAGCAGACAGACTCGAAAAGGAAATTAAGACTCTCAAAGAAATGGTCGATGAGAGAGACAGACTTGCTCAGATAGATAGAAATGGCGAGCAAATGTAAGTTTTGCGGAGAAGTGAGAGAAGATGAAGATGAGTATCTTATCTTCTGCGATGGAAAGTGTCAAGAGCTACACATTCTAGGAGTAGAGCGAATGAAAACAGAGAAGATTAACTTGCCAGAAGAACTATTCAAAAGCTGGCTAGAAGATGAGACTAATCGAGTAGATAAACTTTCCGCTGAAGAAATTCAGGGTAGGATTATGGAACTCGAAAAGATTATCTTTGAATCTAAGACGAGACTCTCAATAGCCTATCAGAAGCGTATTAAGCTGATGGGTTCTGATTGGGCTGATAATTCTAAAGCTATTAGTTCTCCAGACTTTAGAGTTAACTACGACAAAGACCCACGTAAGAAAGATTCCACTCCAGTTATTAAGAAAACTAAAGAGGAGAAAGCTGCTTCATTACAAGAGGCGGCCGGAATCGACCCCGCCAAACTCAAAGAAATCATTAAACAGAAAATGCTTGAAAGAGCAAAGAAGCCAATGGTTCTTCCTACTAAAAAGGAAGGAGATAAGTAATGCAATGTCCCAAATGTAAACAAGAAGTAACAATAGCTAGAAAGTTCATGACTATTGTTACTCTTTCTTGTAATCATTCATTTGGAGAATCTAAACTTCCTAAAGAAGAAGTAGTAGAGAAGGAGATTCTTCCAGAACTACCTATCATTGAAATGGAAAAGGTAGTAGAGGAAACAATAGACCCGTCTAAAGGTGAGGTATATCAAAACCAATTTAAATCATCTGATGGTCGTGTTCCTTATCCATTTCAAGAACTCGGAATAGAGTTTATTAAGAACTCTGGATTCCGTTGTCTAATCGCTGATGAAATGGGATTAGGTAAAACGATTCAGGCTCTAGGTGCAATTAAGTCTTACTCAGAAGAAGTCTTACCTGCTCTAATCGTAGTTAAATCTTCACTTAAACTACAGTGGTTTAGTGAGGCAGTTAGATGGTTAGGAGTTAAAGGTTTTCTCTGTCAGATTATTACAGACGGAAAGACCGAACCTGTTCCTGGCTTTCAATTGTATATCGTTTCATACGATGTATTGAGACGATTTACTACTAAGAAGAAAGTAACAGGTAAGACTGATTACGGAATGGAAGTAACGAAGGAAATCAAAGAGAATCCCTTCTATACATTCCCATTCAAGACAATTATCTTGGATGAGGCTCAGTCAATCAAGAATCTAAAGTCTACTAGAACATCAGAGATATTTAGAATCTGTGATGGTAAGCCAAACGTAATCGCTCTATCAGGAACTCCATTCAAGAATAACATGCTTGAATACTTTCCGATTCTTCATCTACTTCGTCCTGATATCTTCAGGTCGGAACAATCCTTTGATAGACAATTCATTAAGTATGGATGGGTAGGTTCAGCTTGGAAGGCAGTAGGATTAAAAGACCCTACTTACTTCAAACAACTAACCGAATCATTCATTATTCGTCGAGAAAGAAAGGAAGTTCTGCCTGAACTACCTGAGATTAACCGCGTCTTTCATCATGTCGATTTCGAAACTGAAAAGATGAAACGTGATTACTACTCAGCCGAAGATGAATTAATCAAGCAGTATGAAGAAAAGGCTAAATCCAAATCTCCTCAAGAGATTCTAGGGATTATGGCTGTAGTCCGTCATATTGTCGGATTAACTAAAGTCAAACCTACAGTAGAGAAGATTACTGAGTTCCTATTAGAGACAGACAGGAAACTAGTAGTCTTTGTTCATCATCAGGATATAATGGACTTGATTCATCTACTCACTACCAATTGGTGTTTAGATGGTGGATATGAACTACCTCTTAAATTCCATTCAGGTCTAGGAGCTGATGAAAGAGACGAAGTAATTAAGAAGTTTCGAGATACTAATGCTCGAATAATGATTGCTTCGACTTTGGCGGCCGGAGAAGGTCTTAACCTTCAATTCTGCTCTGATTGTATCATGGTAGAAAGACAGTGGAATCCTGCTAATGAAGAACAAGCCGAAGGAAGATTCATTAGAATCGGCCAGGAAAGAAATCAAGTCAATGCAATCTATATGATTGTATCAGGAACTATCGACGAGTGGTTTACTGAGATTGTAGAAGCTAAACGAAGGATGTTTAAGTCTGCAATGCTTGGTAAAGAAGTAACTGATGTTGGTTCTTTGTTACAGGAACTAATGGCAGTAGTGATTAGTAAGGGTCGTAAGAGATTAACAAGGGGATTCTAATGAGAAAATCAAAGCTCCGTAAACAAGCTCGTCGTAAGCGCGCTCTTGAAGTAGTAAAGATTAACCAGAAGAAACGTGCTGAAAGAAAGGCAAAGAAAACCAGTGGCAACCTATAGAGTAATAACTCAATCAATAGATAAGTCTGTCTATGAAGTCCAAGCTGATTCTGAATCAATGGCTAGGATTAAAATGGATAACTATCTTAGGGATGGTGGACCTAGAGATGATATAGAGGATGTTGATTTCATAGGCGATGATGATGAAGAAGTTATTGAAGTTCTGAAATTAAGAGATTGAGGGACTAACTATGAAAAGAAAACAAATGACAAGGATTATGGAGCTTAGACTTAAACGGTCTAAGAAGAATCCTAATCTTTGTCATGTAATCGCTTTGTTAGTTCCTTGTAGTCATAAGAAATATCTTGGATTAACAAAGACTCCTAAGAGAATGGTTGGAGATTTCCTAAGAGTTGAATCTGTAACTATCTGGACTCCTTCTCATTACGCTGTAGCGGATAAAGAAGGATGCTTCTCTTGTCCTAATGAAGATTTGTGGATAAGAGAGTGGCCTAAGCTAGATGAACTAAGAGAAGTTCAGGATGATTTAGATTTCGGAGATTGAATATGAATGACGTTGATAGAATCATTCTCAGTACCATTAAAGATAGGTACGAGAATAGAACTCGACCAGTCTACGACCATTTCTCTAGGAGACTTCTATATGAAGAAGTTACTCATGTAGATATCAAAGACTATAAGTTCTTACTTGAATTGATTGAGAGGCTAGATAAAGCAAATGGAAATCAAAATGATGGACGACGAAATCAGAGCAGAGTCACTAATCAAACTCGTAAGAGAACATAAGAAGAACTGTAATACAGATGATTGTGGTATCTCTTTATTCTCTTTACGAGAAGTCTATCGAAGATTAGTGAGGAGAGAATTAACAGAAGATGAAGTAAGGGCATTTTGCTAAATGAATCTCGACCTTCTAATCAAGTTAGTTAAGTTAGCTAACAATAATCCATCTGAAAACGAAGCTAACTTAGCCGCGCGGAAAGTATGCAAAATGATTGAGGAGAATAAGTTTGTATTCACTAATACAAATCAAACTCCTCCTTCTAATCCTTATCAAAGGCCACCAGTCTATCCGAATAGAGGATATAGAACTGATTGGGATTATGGCTTCTCTGATTTGTATGAGGAAGTCATACGTAGACAAAGAGAGAATGCAGAAAGAGCAAGAAAGGAAAGAGAAGATAGAGAGAAAAGAAGAAAGGAGGAAGAAGAAAGAAAAAAGAACGAACCTAAATACGAAACTCATGAAAGACCCCGTTGGAATTGGGGATATAACCCTACAGAAGAACAGAAAGACTTCTTTAATAAAGGTAGAAGAAAATATTCCTGGGAAGAACCATCTAAGAATGAAGGAGTGGAAAGAGAATGCACTAAATGTAATCTAAAAGTCAAAACATTTAATACTAAATCTCCATTCGTCTGTTCTATTTGTCTCTTAAGTGAATGGAAATAAATAGACCTAAAGATGATTACGTCCGCCGGGGCCGAGTGTCCTAAATTTGAGACACCTCGACCTAATTTGACAAGTGGGGACGATGAGCGTATAATGGTCTTAGTTGGGGAAAGGTCCGCCGTCTATGGTCCGCCTCGACCTGAATTGCTGGAAAGTAATTAAATCGTAGGTAAATCGTTAACCGGAAAAGAAAAGGAAAAGTAGAATGTCTATTGAATTGGTTCAGATGTCGAAGAATACCCGTGGTAAGGATTCGCGCACTATTACTTACATGGGTATTGGCCGTCCAGTGGAGCGAAAGATTGACCGCGAAACAGCGGAAGATGGTTCTCCACTTGGTAAGGATGAGAATGGTAATCAGATTACCCGCGAGGAAATCATTACCGAACTCACTCATGAAGGAGTTGTTACTACAGTAGAGGAAGCAATGGAGTTGGTTGGTAACGATACCAAGCGATTCCTTGATTGCTTTGCTGATGGATTCAATCGTGAGGCTTACCGCATTGAAGCGGATAAGGACGAATTGGACCCGTATGTTCTTGGTCTGGAACCGAAGGCAGCTAAAGCTCGTAAGACTGTTATTCGTGGTCTTGCTAAGACTCTTGGAATTGGAGTCTTGGATGCTGCGGAGATTGTTAAGATGGCTACTCCGCAGGCTGCAACTGAGGAAGTTTCCGAAGCTGAAGTTGCTCCAGCTCAGTAACAATTAAATACTCACGATACTATAGGGGGGAACAGAACATCGTTCCTCTCTATAGCTATTTCTATTTGTACCAAAAGCGTTGTCAACGATTCTAATACCGGGCTAATATGGATACAGCCTAAGACCGTAGACTACGCTGTAGGCACCTTATAAAACCGTTGCAACGGGTATCTACAGGGTATTCTAGAATGGAGTCAGACCGATGCCCAGACAGAAACGTGAAAGACGAAACTTTGGTGTAGTAAAGTGCAAGGAATGTAGTAAAGAAGTAACAAAGAAAAGAAGAACTCAAGAGTTTTGCTCTACCAAATGTAGAGTAAATAACTGGATGAAGAATCATCCTCGAATGTTGATTCAAGTTAAAGTAGAGAAGGAGAAGTCATGAGAAAAGTAAAAGTAGTAAAGCCGGTTCTGATTAAAGTTGGTAAGCACTTCATCAATCCGGTCGATGTATCTGCAATTCGAGAAGTAAAGATAAAGCAGAAGGTCGAAGAAGATTACGAAGAATATCAGGATGATGAAGATGTAGTCTTTACTGGTCGTAAGGAAGGCTATCGTAAAAAGACTATGTTTGTCATCGACATGAAATCCAATCCGAATCCTACCTATGCAATTTGGGTTGAGAAAGATGACATTGAAATTCTCCTTGAGCAGTTCAATATCAAGGAGTAAGAATGAACAACATCTTCACATCAATCCAATTCCGTCATCCTCATAATTGGAACATCATTAAACAATGGTGCAAGAAGAATCCTAATAAGACGGCCGCCGTGATATTCGAGAACGGCTCAGCCTTTGAAATTCTTTATGAACCTAAATTCGAGGAACCAAAGAAAAGAAAGAAGGAGTTAAGTGCGATATCTCAAACCAGTCAAAGGCGGCCGTCGTCAAATTGGAAGTAGAGTCGAAAGAGAGATACGTCGTCGAGTAGAAAGAGATGCTGCTAGTCACGATTGCAGTATGTCTTATGTAGTCAATACTATTCTAGCAATGTATTACAAGGTAAAGGTAGAGGAAAAGTTCAATGAATACAAATGAGTTGGCTATCTATGGTGCAAAGAGAAAGATTACTGACCTTATCCAGTCCAAGAAAGAAACTGATAAGGAAATCAAAGAACTTAAGAAGTTCCTTCGTTCTCTTAAAGGTGAACTGAAAGAGAAAGTTCGTAGGAAGATGACTCCTAAGATGAAGAAGGCTTTGTCTATCCGAATGAAGAAAGTTTGGGCGGATAAAAAGAACGGACACTCCTAATGACAATTCTCTGTTGTGGAGATAGAAACTGGAAACATTACTATGTTATCTATGCTCGACTCTCTGAATACAGAGGACAAGATGTAACTATAATCCACGGCAATGCTTCTGGTGCAGATAGAATGTCTGCTAAGGTTGCCGTGGATTTAGGTTTATCTGTTAAGTCTTTCCAGGCTGAATGGGAAAAGTTTGGTAAAGCCGCCGGACCTATCCGTAATTCTCGAATGTTAGCAGAGGGTAATCCTGATTTAGTTATTGCCTTTCATGATGACATTCGGAATAGTAAAGGAACAAAAGACATGATTGACAAAGCAAAGAGAAAGAAGATTACAACCGAAGTAATTAGTAGCACATAGGAGAATATAGTGCCAACACCTAGAGAGAAATTAGCTATGACTTGGCCTGTCTTTAGAGTAGAGCATGGTTCAATGTGGTATACATTTGGTAGTTGTCCATTATGCGGCGCGGCTGTAAGGGATGATAACAAACAAGTTCATATTGACTATCATTACAAACTCTTAGAGAGATTCGAGAGACTCGAAGGAATTGAAGCTATCTTAGCAAAGGATAAATAAAATGATTCAGTATCAGGTTAAGTACAAGAAGTTCGATGGAACTGAACAGACTCATACCTATCATGAGTTGAAAGTAATCTGTCAGGCTTTCTTCTCTATGATGGGAACTACTACTCAGAGAATTGGAATCTATGAGTATTATGAGCAGGATGGTTCTAGCATTCTAGTAGTTGAAGCTGTTCGAGAGAAGAAGGAAGAATCCTTTAAGATGAGGATGATAACGAATATCTTTTAATAGGGGGGTGTCATCAAAACAGGACGTTTGTATAGGTATAGTGATTCAAAACTTCTTCGACTTGACATTCGTCTAGGAGTGTGCTACAATCACTAGATTGAGTTCATGTTTGTAGAGAAAGAAATATATGCCTGCTGAAAAACGAGTTTTAGTTATAGATTCGACTATATTAAACGCTTTGCAGAAGTGTCCTTATTATACTTTCTTAGCGTTTAATCGTAACCTAAGAACGAAAGTAATAGCTGAACCGCTAGAACGAGGTGACTTAACTCATCACATATTAGAGCATTACTACCTTTCTTTGAAAGGCGGAGCTAAGGTAGATGATGCTAGGGATTTTGCCGCAGATAAAGGTAGAATAAAGTATCCTACTCTTAACATGGATGCTTCTGCTTGCGAATGGATTATCCAGTCATTCCATCTTTACGTAGAGCGATGGAGAAATGATGGGATTAAAGTCCTCGAAGTAGAAAAGGCATTCATGATTAAGGTCTATGAGGATGATGAACTCATAGTCTATTACTCCGGTAAGATTGATTTGATTGCAGAGTTTCCTCTTATTGGTACTGCAACTATTGACCATAAGAGTCGGACTCGAAAGAACGATGAGACTGAATTGAATAATCAGTTCATCGGATATGCAATTGCTACTGATTGCAATATCGTTTACGTTAATGAGTTCGGCCTCCAGACTTCTCTAAAACCAGAAGAAAAGTTCCGTCGAATCCCACTCTCATATACTGATGGAATGAAAGCCCATTGGCTTAATAATGTCCTGAAGTATTGGGTTCGTCAGCTTGACTATCATCTTCAGGAAAACATTTGGCCTGAAGTTTGGAATCCGTGGAATTGTAAGAGTTGTGTATTCAATCAAGTCTGTAAGAGTTCAACCGAAGAAGAAAGAATGAGGAAGTTACAAACAGAATATGTAATCGGCCCTCCCTGGGATGTGTCGGCTGCATTAGAAGGCGAACCTAATAATGGCTAACGATGAAGATATTAATCAGAAGATAAACGGACGATGCAAATATCACAAGTATAGAAGGCGCAATCTAACTAAGAACAAGAATAAGGAACCTTATTTTGTTTTCAAGTGTGTAGATTGCCCTCACTATATACGAACTGAAATGGCTATCGGCGTAATTGCTCGATGCCACAAATGCAATAACTTAATTACTATTACAGCGAAACACGCAAGTGAAGTAGCTAAACCGATTTGTGAGAATTGTGTAGTAAAGACTGTTAAGAGAAAAGAAATAGAAGCCGAAGTCGATAACATTCTTGACAAGATTCTCAGTGAATTGTAAAGGACTCAATGCCCATACAGCTAAGTAAGGTAAACGTAGATAAGAATTTCCGGGCACTTCTAATCGGTCCAACTGGTAGAGGTAAAACTATTGCCGCTGCTAGTTGGCCCGGAAAGACTCTTATCGTTGACTTCGATAATCGTCATAAGCCAATCATTGATTGGTATCCTGATAGATTGGATGAGATTTCTGTTGAAGTAATCTTTCCAATGAACTACTGGTCTACATTCAAACCTCTAGTCGATGACCTCGAATCAGGTAAAACAAGATTCGATAACATTGTCATCGACGGTATTACTTCTCTTTCCAATACTACAGTAGTCATGCAAATGATTGCTAAAGGTATGGGTCCAGAGAAAGGAAAGATTACTAAAGGTGGAGTAGCAGTTCCATCTTGGGATGAGTTCAATGGAGAGGCTATGTTAATCACACAGCTTCTTGAAACATTGAAGTCTATCAAGAGTAATCTTTTTGTTACTGCACATCCTGTATTCAAGACTCGAATCGAAGGAACAAAGTCAATCAAAGAGACTTCAATCATTAGCTTCGGAACTAAGTTAGCTCCAATGGTTCCAGCTTACTTCGATGAAGTCTATTACTTTGATTACGAGTTTGATATCAATGCCGGCCGCCCCGTAAAGCGTAATGTCTTTACTGGTCCTACAGGTGATTATCCCGATGCTAAAACTGCATTGAAGGGATTGCCTATGAAGCTCGATATTACAGGTAAGAACTTCTACGATGTTATGAAGGAATACCTGTAAACAAGGAGGGTGTAGTGTTCACAACGCTTATCTATCTAATTCTAGCTCTAGCTGTTGTCGGGTTAATCGTTTATCTGATTGAGACTCAGATTCCCGGAGCAGCAGCGTTTAAGGTAGTGATTCGAGTTGTAGTAGCTATCATGTTGATTCTCTGGATTGTCTATTACTTCGGTCCAGATATTGATAGGGCTTTAGTTCGTTAAGTTCTCTCTGTTTACTGCCTTCTCAGCAAGTAAACAATAGAGGAATGGACCTTGTGAATACGCTCGGAATAAACATGACTGTAGGCCATGCAGTTGTCCGGTCCATCGAGTTTCGTTTTATGAAGAAAATTTGGAAGTTTCCGAATGGTAGTTGTATTATCTTCGGAGATTCACTTTACGGCCTTCCATACTATGAAAGTCTGGGAGAATTTACTTGGTTAGGAATAGAGAGGGAGATAAAGATGGTAACGAAGGACGACTTGAATAACTGGTTTACATATCATGCACCAAAAGGCGACCAACCAGAACGATATGTAAAGATTCGAGAAGCTGCAAAGAATCTTGCAGAAGTTATTCTCGAAAACACTCCAGTAGGTCCAGACCAGACTACTGCAATTCGTAAAGTCCGTGAAGCTGTAATGACTGCTAATCAGTCGATTGCTTGCGGAGAGTAACATGAAAGTATACATAGCAACTAGCTTTCATGACAAGGAAAGAGCTGAGTTTGTAGCTCTCATGTTGAAAGAACAAGGACATGAGATTACTTGCGAATGGTGGAAGTCTAAGGGTCCATCAGTAGACGAAGCTCTAAAGGATATTAGAGGCATCGAGAATTGTGATGCTATTGTAGGCTTATTCGAGAAGCCCTTTATTTATAAGGGAGCTATTCTTGAATTAGGAGTTGCCTACGCTATGAAGAAGATTATCATTGTTCTTGGAAAAGAACTGGATAGTATGGTCTTTACTCTGCTTCCAGAATTCAACAAGGCAAAGAATTTGACTCAGGTTCTTAAATACCTGAGCTACAAGATTAAAGAGGATGTCCCTCTTTAATAAACGCAAACAACGAAACGAAGGAAAACAAAATGAAGTGGAATGTCAGTCCTAACGATGTCTCTCGTGGTAAGTTGATTCAGAAGCCCGGTTGGTACACTTTAGAGATTGCTGAGTACAATGAGGAGCAGTCGAAGAAGGGTGATTCAACTAATGCGGTATTCGATTTCCGCGTTGTTTCTGATGACCCTGCTGCGAATGGTATCGAGATTCGCAATTGGTTCAATGAAAAGGCTCCGGGTATTGCGGTTCCTTTCATGAAGGCTTTGGGTGCTGAGGAATTGCCGGATGGTTCTATGTCCGTGGAATTCGGAAAGCATTTGAAGGGCAAGCGTATTCAGGGATTCATCAAGCGTGGTGAATTCGACGGTAAGCCGAAGAACGAAATCTCTGAGTTTGCACCTCTGAGCTAGTTCCGCGGACAGGCAAGTTTGGTAGTTGTTAACCTGATTAGTTCCCTATACGTTTCCCAACGGGAATCAAGGAATTAATAAATAAAACTACCTGCACTTTAC